ACACTTCTCTCGTAACTCCATCTTTAAAGTCTTCTACGCTTGGTATTTCTGTGTTCTCTTTTGGAAATGCGAAGCCTTTGTTTATTTTTCTAGCGATACCAACTGTTGCAGCGAACTGAAACATTTGATTTCCGAGTCGGCCATGCTTTCCTATGTACTTGAATGAAATCATTTTGTTTTAAATTTTAATCGGCCTAATTTCCAACCATTTTTAATATATGATTCTACATCATTAGATTTTATTTGTGATTGAATTTCATCTTTATACATCCATTTAGATCCTAGTATGGTTTTAGATATTTTAGATTTAGCTTCCGGATTCCTACGAATAGGATTATTATCTCCCATTTTAATCTTCCTCATCTTTTCTAGAGTTTCTTCTGAATGTTTTATTCCGAATCTATTGTTAGCTGATCCTGTGTATAATTTAAGTTTTGCTTTAGTTTCATCTGTGTGTAATCTCCCAGTATTTTTCTCTCTTATTTTTTGTTTAGTTTCTTCTGTCATAGTATGAAAATTTCCAGGATCTTGCAAATTTAACATTTCACATCCACAATCTTTATATAAATCATAATATAATTTTTCATATTGATTAATAATCTCAAGGCTTACATCTTTAGGAAGCTCATGTACTAATTCAAATGCATGATTTTCTTTTCCGTATTTTACCATAGACGCATATAATTTACTATTACGTTTAATAAATTTAGCAATATGATTGTGTGTGTTTACATGTTTTCTAACATTTCTACTCTGCCCAATATATATTTTATTTTTAGGACTAGTTATCTTATATATTCCAGGATTGTTTGTCATTATCTTTTTATATAAATATTAATCTACCGACCAAAATGTCCTATTTTTTTATAACTTATCATAATAATTCATCTATTGATTCTAAAACTGTTTTGGAAGGCTTCCATCCTAAACTCGTTAATTTACTGCATTCTAAATACATGTCTTTAACTTGCACTATGTCATGAAATTCTGTGGGTTTCATCGTGCCTATCTTACTCTTTGAATTTAATTTTTGATGTATATGGCTTATGATTGTTTTAAACAATATTGGTTTTGCAGTAGAGCCTAAATTATATATTTCTCCGCTTTCTCCTTTATCTATTATAAATCTAAGACCGTCAATAACATCTTGCACACATACGAAATCCCTATAAAATTTTCCTCCGTGATAAAGATTAATGTCCCTATCGTTTTTCATCTCTTCTATCAAATACTGTAACGCGTTCTTTTTCTTAGATACTTTTCCGTCCCCTCTCCCAATTACATTACCCAATCTAGTTATTGTATACTTAATTTTAAATGTTTTACAGTAAGATTCTATCAGTTGTTCTGCACACAATTTAGTTATAGAATAGAATCCTTTTGGTTTACATTTTGAATCTTCGTTAGCGGGCAATTTTACATTTCCGTAAACAAACCACGAACTTACAAAATGAAAAGTAATGTTTCTATTTTTATTAGTATCTAATACTTTCATTAAATGAATTAAATTAGTTTCAATATCGATGAAAGGATTTTCTAATACATTATAGTTATCTACGGTGCTTATCAAATACAACACTGCAGAATCTTGTGGTACTTCTAAAGATTCTCTAGGAACCACATTACACTCTTCTTTATACTTTTTATAGAATTCTGAACCTATGAATCCCGTTCCTCCGAATATTTCAATCATTTAAAACTTTTTACAACTTCTTCAATGTATTCAAACACTTGTTCTGTATAATGAGGCGCTGCTCCAATGAAGAATACTTTATCTAATACTTTGTTTGCCTCCGGATAATTCTTATAATCATCCAAGAACGAATATCCTGGATGGAGTAAAATGTTTCCAGCAAAATAATTTCTTGTTTGAATTTTATTCGCTTCTAAGTGAGCAACCAATCTATGTTTTAGTCCGTCTTCTTCACAAATGAATGGAGTTCCAAACCAACAAGGATTCGCTTTTTCCAATTTATTTGGAGCTCTTAAATTGGGAATATTATCAGTAAATATTTTTTCTAATCTTTCTTTGGCGGATCTTCTTTTTTGCTCCATGAAATCTAACTTCTCTAATTGTTCTAATCCGATTGCGCCTTGTAAATCCAAAGGTTTTAGATTGTATCCCATTTGAGAAAATACGTACTTATGATCTATGATTCCATTATAGTTATCCAACCAATTATCAAATCTATTTCCACAAGTTCCACAAGGAAGTAAATTAGCAGATCCTATGCAATAACAATCTCTACCCCACCAACTGATGCTCACAAATAGTTTCTTTAGCTCGTCATCGTCAGAACATATCATACCTCCTTCTCCGGTCGATATGTGATGTGCAGGATAAAACGAATTAGAAAATGCAGTATAGTATTCGTTTAAAAATTTACCGTCCCATTTTGATCCTAAACTATCACAATTGTCCCCTATTAATTTTAAATTGTACTTATGGGCCATTCTAATTAATCTGTCCATATCTGGAGGATTTCCAAGAACAGGAGAAATAAAAATACCTTTAGTTTTATCTGTGATTTTAGATTCTACTTGATCTAAATCAAAATTGAGTGTGTCCCATTCTATATCAACAAATATGGGTTTTAATCTATGTTGATACAATACAGATACCGTAGTTGCAAATCCTACTGGAGATACTATGATTTCATCGTTGTCATTCCAATTAAATCTTTTCTTTAAAGCAGCAATCAACACTAAGTTAGCAGAACTTCCTGAATTAACCATGTGCGAGTGTTTAACTTTAAATCTCTTGCTAAATCTATTTTCAAATTTATAAACCTTTTCTCCTGATGTGATCCATTTACCGTTTAAAAAACTTTCTATGGCAGCTTCTGTTTCTTTATTGTCCCAATAAGGACCACTGTAATAAATTGGAGTAATGCCAGGAATAAAATTCTTTGCATTATAAATGTAAGGAGCCACATGATTTCCAACTAGCTCTTGTATATTTTCTAATTTAATCATTTTATTGTATTGCTGGGTTAAATATATAACACTCTAATCTTTCTATATTCCATGGAGCTGACTCTTCTTCTAATAATAAATCACACACTTTCTTATAGAAATTTTTTGATCTTAATTTAGCGTGGTCTTTTGTAATTCCGAAGTGGCCACCTGGCATGAATTCGTATTCTCTTGGTTTTTGAGATGTGAATAATAAATCCCAATACTTATCTACGTTTATATTTGGATTAGAATCTTGTGGTTGTCCATTACTTTGACATACTAATACATTTCCTTTTCCGTGTTGTTTAGACTCACTTAAATTCCACATTCTACCTCCTTTAGAAGAGGGTATCATTATTGTATTAAAGTGAAATCCGTAGTATCCTCCTATTTGTAATTGACATTTTGATCTTGGAATATTATTATTGATAACATCAACTATATCTTCCCAATGATCAAATGGATAATCTTGCGCAAAGAAAGTAATGTCTGATAAACTATCGTAATTAGAATATATGTGATTAAAAAAAGTATGTACACATCTTCCCTTATTTAATTCTATCTTAATTTCGTCTTCTCTTTGCGGCTCTTCATTTCCCTTTCTATACACAGTAATTTTAACATCAGAATCTATTTCGTCCAACCAATTTAGATAATTGTCGTAAGCGGCGATCACTAATTCTTTTATCATATTGTACTGTATAAATTATTTTGTTTTCTCTGCCTTTCTATATCTTTAGGATGATACAAAGCCCAAGTTTCGTCTTTATCTGGTAAATAAGTATAAATTTGACATCCGCATATTCTTTCGTGCACTCTACCCTCCCATTTAATTTTATCAGTGTTCTTACAGATTCTTGTCTGATAGTCGGGCCAATTAACGTATCCTTTCGTATTCACTTGCCATCTCCACTTTGATATGTCTTCTTTTGTCAATCCTTCTACTATATTCACTCTTGGTACGTGAATGCACTCTATGATAGAGTTTTCCTCAAGAACGTCCTTTAAGTGTTGAAGTAGTGGCGAAGATAAGTATTCGTCAGCGTCTATAAAGAAAATGTAATCCTTTTTACAATAAGATTTGATATTATTTTTAAAGTTAGCAAAATCTTTGTTTAAGGAATAAGATACAGATGCATAATTTTCTGAAGCGAATTCTTTGCTATATTTTTCAATGACCTCTAAAACCTCTTTAGTTACGTTGTCTGAATCTACTTGGACGATCACCTCGTCATCCTGGCCAGCGTAATTAAGTAGCTGTTGTAATAATCTATCCAATTCTTGATCCTCGTTGCAGGCAGTCACTGCATAGCTGATGGTTACTTTGCTCATATATCAAATAAATTTATGTAGTCACAGGCTCCAAAAAAATCTTTTTCAAAATCTTTAGTAGACGAAGCATCAGATTTGTGAGTCTGATTTTTGTACTTTGGTAAAGTCGTTTCTTCTTCTGTCAATGGAATGCTTTTGGTTGCTCTCCACTGCCAATTTTCTGCGCTGTGTCCGAACGCGTACACTGTTCCTTTGCCCTTTATGTTTATGGTCATTGGATACCAAACTCTGTTAATTTCATCTTTTTGTTTAATGTCTTTGTATAACATTGGAAACGCATCGTCGGATTCGTACGCTTCAAAATCAAATTCTCCCTCTCTCATTAGATCGTTGGTTTCAAATCCACAAGCCGCGCACGAATACTTAAAATGGAATTCGTTTATGGGTTCTATGTTACAACACTCCTCTTGTTTACAAAGAGGGCACATCATTAGCATATTATACATTATTCGTCTTTTTTAATTGTTGGAAGTTGTATTTTCTTCAAAGTTGGCAATTTTAATCCAACCTGTTTTGGCACTTTATCCAAATAAGTCCCTAACAATTTCTTCATCTCGTCAAAAGAAAACATTGTTTTAGATTTGTAAGCCTGTTGTTTTGCTTTTTCTTGATACTTTGTGTATTTTGTAAATACGTCTTGTAAATAAAATTCTACTTGTTTAATATCAACAGAAAACCATGAAGATTCAGCTATCAATAAATTTTCTACCACAGCAGAAGGGTGTATTTGAGTCATCTGGCCTCCTACTAAGCAACAATGCTCCATGAATAAAAAGTCCGTGTGACCTGAATAAGCTGATGCTATTATTGGTTTTTTTGATAAGCTAAATTCTAATAAAGGCCTTCCGAATCCTTCTCCTTTGGTCAAGCTAATCATGGCTTTAATTTTACCATGATTGTAAAGATAGTTCATGTCTTCGTCGTCCATTTCCCCGTGAATTAAATACAAATTGGGTAAATCTTTTGAATCTACTGTATTTCTAATCTTATCTATCTTTTCTAATACCGAATCCCTATCCATTATACTCGCTCCTCCGCCAGATACTTTGAGTACCATCGCAGGTTTATTTTTCTTGTTTTTAAAAGTCTCAAGAAAGGATTTTATTGTAAGGGATATATTTTTTCTATCCTCTCCAAATTCTCCTTGCAACCAATGACCAACAACTAAGTAACAAAAATCTTCTTTAATTTCGTCTAACTGTAAAACTAAATCTGTTGCGTCTATCAAATCGTCAGGAATAAAAAAATATTTATTTAGATCTGCGCCTTCGAATAAAACGTCCACTGGTTTTTCTAATTTCACTGATCTTGTTATTTGTCCTTGGGGATTTTTCTCTTGAAAAACTGTGTGCTCTAAAACGTTTTTAGCGTGCTGAGAAGAAACTAAAGTCAAATTCATTCTGTTCACTCCATCGATCCAGCTGGCATGGCATAAATTTGTTTCTATCCCAGCGGTTAAACCCAAATTGTATTTACCTACAGGTTGAAATTCATTTGGTACTGTGATTTGACACCAAAAATCAGGTTGTCTTTTTAATTGCCCAGTAGAATTTAGCAAAGATGTTATCCATCCCCATTCTTCTTGATTATCGGCTATGTATCCCCATGGGGTAGCTCCCCATCTCTGGGGTAAAATTTCAATTTCCCATTCGTCTTTCTTTAATTCGTATAGGGCTTTTACAAAATCCCTTGATCTTGCAGAGTATCCCGAGTAGCAATCTATTGGGCAACTAATAACACAATACTGTTTCATAATCTTTATTTACTTTATTTGATTTTACAATTTGTTCCATGCCACCTTTTATAGTTTCCTGAATTTGTTTCCATTCCACAATGTTCACATGTTATTTTTTTGTTATTCATGAAAGACGCAGATTTATTCCTATCATCTTGATTCAATTTACTATATCTATTTTTTAGAGAATCTTTTATCTTTTGGGAGATCTCTGGTCTTTTTGATGGATTGTTATCTCCTATCATTTTTTTGGATAAATTTTCTTTATACATTTCTCCTTCTATAGAATTTAAAAAATTGCGAAAAGAAGACTTTGATTTTTCTTTTACATCTAATCTATGAGTTATATTATTTTTACCGCTCATGTCTAATCTGGGTTTTCCAGTTTTTATAAGTCTTATTTTTTCTATGATCTCACGCCTAGAAAATGGGTTTTTATTTCCTGTTACTCTTTCGCTTTTTGCTTTTATTTGATCTTCAGTATCTTTTCTTCCAACTGCCCCATCTCCACCGTCTGTCATATTTACTAAATTTCCTTTTCCCAGATCCCTTCTTCCATAAAATGCTATCAAATATTTCTCTATAGAGCATGCTTCTTCCCAAATAATATCTCGATGAGTTATTTCTACTTCATATTCATATTTAGCCGTATAATTATTCCAATATAAACTTCTGCATGTTTTATCATACGCTCTTTTTATATTCTTTCCTATGCCCACATAAAATACTTCCTTTGTATCGACTCTTCTATGTTGATATACTACTGCCATTTTTATTTAATTCATGTTTTATTAATTTTTCAACAAGCGATTTTATAATATACCCGTTATTTTTACAGTAAGCTTTTAATTCTTCGTGTAATTTTTTGTCTATAGGTATGACTTTTTTCTCTTGTTCCATGTGTTAATAAATATGTTGAATTATAATAAAAATATACTTTTGTTATTCTTTAATACACTAAAGGGTGTGGTATGCTTTTTTGTTTTAATGTTTCTATTTTAATGAATTCAAATTTGGCTCTTGGTTTCCACTTATCAAAAGTTTCGTTGATTCCTTCGATAACATTTTTAGCCATCCACCTTGCGCTCATCATTGATTCGTCAGAAGTCACCCATTCACGGGCTGCTTTACAAATCTGTTCGTATTCTTGAGGATTTTTTAACTTTATGTCCCATACGTGAGCAATCTGATTGGCGATGTCTCTGAAGTCAGCTCTATCGTCCCAAATGTATGGGGTTGGAATTGAACCGACCAAACTCATGTTACTTGGATAGACTGGAAATGCCCAATCTCCGCATCTTTTATAGGTTCCAAAATGATTAGAAGGAATTTCTTTTGAGGGAGTGAACCAATTTCCATTAAT